GACGTGTGCTCTTCCGATCTAAATTAGATAAATTGTATACAGAAAGAGAGATTAATAAACATGACAAACACAGAAATGATTAAAGATATGCTTGAAAGACAGAAAGCATATGATGCGGAAGTATTTAAGAAACATAATGTTGACTATGTTTCTAAAACTCAACTAGAAAGTGCATTGTTTGATGAATTAGGCGAATTGATGCACGCTCAGAAATCAGATTGGTGTTGGTGGAAATTTACGCAAGAACCAACAGACAAGGCCAAGGTATTTGAAGAATACGCAGATGTCCTTCATTTCGCTTTAATGTACGAAATCAAGTTTGGTACAGGATGTTATCAAGACGAGGACATCAAGTGGAATTATAACAAGCTAAAAACGGATTTAGGATTTGGACAGGCATATGCGTTTAGTTGTGTAATCAGTTTAACACGAGATGATAACGTATTAGCTTACGTAATCGCATTAGGATTGCATTTAGGATATTCGATTGGTGAAATTTATAACGAATATATTCGCAAGAATGAGATCAATAAAAAAAGATTGGCGAAGGGGTACTAGTTATGTGGATTAGAAGTCAAGATAAAAAGAAATTAAAAGTTGGTGAGTGGATTCCTGTCACTGAAAGACTGCCAGAGGAACATGATAGCATATTCGCTGATTTGTACGGAACAGATAAATGGGATAGTAAATTATGGAGAACAGTATCAAATAGAGTGATTGTAACTATTAAATATGACGATGGCACAAGAATTGTTAAGGAGTCGCATACTTATGACGGCAAATGGGCCGATGAGAAAAGAAGCAGAAACTGTAAAGTTGTTGCTTGGATGCCAATGCCAAAGGCATATAAGGAGAAAGAAAATGAACGCTAGAGAAATGTTTAAAAAGCTAGGGTATAAAAAGCGTGCTTTTGGCAATTGTATTTCCTATGAAAAAGGAAGTATTATGCGTTACATAATTCAATTTAATTTAAAAGATAAAATCTTTTATTCATATACGGAATGTGGGATGGCAAATTCAATAAAAAGTTTAACTGCAAATGAGTTAAAAGCGGTTCAACAACAGATGAATGAATTGGGGTGGTCATGATGAGTGCTAAAGAGATGTTTGAAGAAGAAAAGCAAGAAACAAAACAGAAAACGAATTTTGAACATTACAAAGATGAAATTCTAGAAGATTACGCGCAGAATTTAGCGGTAGTCAAAGGAAGACCTACGCTATGTTATAAAACTAATTGCAATGACTGTGACTTTAAAATCAATCAAATAGGATGTCGTCAAATGGCAAAAGAGTGGTTAAAAAGTCCGTATGAAAAGCCAACATGCAAGCTAACTAAATTTGAATACGATTTGTTAAATGCGCATAAAGATAGTGGAATGCAAAAGTGTCTTTCAAACTACAGACCTTTACTTGAATTAAATAATGCAGTATTAAGAATCACTGAATACATCGTCAAACTTGAAAGAGAAAATTGTGGATTAAAAGAATATAAGAAACACCAGGAAAGAGCAAACGAAAGAAGATACCACACTGGTGATGAGTCATGGCATCGTGGTTCAGTTGTTGTAAATGAAAATAAAAAGAAAAGGAAGTGATTAAATGGCATTAACAACAGATGCTCGTGTATATTCAAATGCGCATCAATCAATGAAGCAAATTGAAGAGCTAGGCAGACTTTGCTATCAAAACAATATTGAAAAGAAAGATATATTTTTGATGGACCAAATTATTAAAAGAAATATGTCAACGGAAGTACAATATCTTTTAGATCATAAACTTGATGTGCATGAATTAGAATCTGCATATCGTTTGAAAGGTTGGATTTAATGCTATCAAATGAAGATGCATCGTATGTAATCAGGCAGATACGCAATATTGATTGGTATATTGCGCGTATTACTGAACTTGAGGTTAAGTTAAATAAAGTGTCTGACAAACTTACAAACGAATCAAACGATTACAAAAGTCCATTGAATTGGCAACGTATAACAATCAAAGTTAAAGATGAAGAAGGTAAGTTGATTGATGAAGATGCAAGATATAAATCACCAGGCACTAAGTATCCAGTCAGCTCAAAAGGAATCATGTTTGATTATGAAGATGAATTGATTCAAGAGTTACAAGTAATGCGATATAGTCTATGTAAAGCTATGTCATATCTTGAATTGTTAAAGCAAAATGATGAAGTACAATTTATTCTTGATTATTTTGACAACAAGTCATACGAATCATTGAAGATGCAATATCATATATCAAACGTAAACAGACACATGAAATCATTAGTTAAACGACAAATCAAACAAATATAAAATAAAAAGCGTACTAAAGTACCCTTTAATCTCTGATATAATGGATACGTAAGAATTTAGTTCTTACAAAATATGCGACTTAGGGGGTATCAAAAAGATACTCCCTTTTATTGTCACATATGAGTCTCTTTTAAGTTTTCCTTTCGCTCATGTGCCTAGAATCATAGGTGCATGATTGAGAGGAATACATATGACAGACTCAGAATGGATTGAATATTTATATCAACACAAGGATTTAAATGATTGGGATGTAGCTTGTAAAAAGTTCTATGATTCTGCACTTTGGAGACATAAACGTGAGGAAGTATTACACTTAGACCACAATGAATGTCAACTATGTAAGCAACATGGAATTATAACTAAAGCTCAAACAGTTCATCACATCATTCATTTGCGTGACAATCCAAGCTTAGCTTTATCAATCTACAACAACAACGAACGTCAATTGATTAGCTTATGTAACGATTGCCACAACAAAGTTCATCCTGAAAAGAATATAAAATTCAAATCAAAAAGCGAAAAGGAAAAGGATTTAATCACAGAAGAACGATGGTGATTCATTGATTGAACATTCAGCTTCAACCGTTTTATGAATAAAAATTATTTTCTTTTATAATACCCCCGGGTAAAAAATTTGGTTTAAAATTTGAGTCCCCTCAGAGCGGGGGCGAGCGAATCCTGTCGAGAAATTCTTCTAATTCATGTAAAAAATTGGAAATCAAGGTGGTGATTAAGGAATGAAAAAAGAGAACAAGTCTATTGATCTAAAGAAAAGTTTGGATAATTTTAAAAAAGATGCGGAGCGACAAGGATATGTTGATAATTTCTTGTTTGCGAGTACTTTGAAAAGGCTGGAAACACAGATTGATATTCTGACAAGCTTGGAAAAGAAAATTGAAGAAGATGGTGTTGTTTGCACGAAGGAATATGTTAAGGGAAGAGAAAATATGTATGTGAGTCCTGCGGTGACTACGTACAATAAGACTTGCCAACAAGCGAATAACACAACACAAGCACTGATTAAAGTGATTTTGTCATTAGGCGGTGCTTTGCATGAAGAAGATGAAGATGATGAACTATGAGTTCATTACCAATATTCTGTAAAGAGTATTTTGATTTAATGGATGCGAATAAAGATGAGTTTTGCATTGAACAATGGCAACTTCGAGCGATGGTTGAGAGGGCCTTTCAGAATGAAAGGTTGATTGTCGATTTAGAACTTTATGAGCATTACATTGGATTAGGTAAGTATTTAGGCTTTGGCCGTGGATACGAATGGGAAAGATACTGCATAGGATGTTACTTGTGTACATTTAAAGAAGAGGACGGACTTCCGAGATGGGATGACGGCCTTTTTTTTATGGGCCGAGGTGCAGGAAAAGACGGATTGATATCTTGGATGAGTTTATGTTTGATTAGTCCATATAATCCAATCGAGAATTACGATGTTGATATTTGTGCTTTTAATGAGGACCAGGCTTTGAGACCAGTGCTTGATATTCACGATGCTTTAGAGAAAGAACCGAAGAAATTTAAAAAGTTCTTTAAATGGACACGTGAAAAAATCAGAGGTATCAAGAATAAAGGTTACATCAAAGGCCACACCAACAATGCCAAAGGTAAAGATGGTTTGAGAAGTGGTGCAGTGTTTTTAAATGAGATTCATACTTACGAAAACTATGACAATATCAACGTGTTCACTACTGGTTTAGGAAAGAAGCCTCATCCACGAACTGGATATTTCACAACGAATGGCGATGTCCCTGATGGGCCTTTAGACAATATGCTAGACGATGCAAAAGATGTTTTGAAAAATGGTCATAACGATAATGGCCACTTTTATTTTATTTGTAGATTGAATAACAAGGATGAAGTGCATGATGAATTGAACTGGCGCAAAGCTAATCCATCATTGAGATATAAACCATCATTATTAGTTGAGATGCGTAAGGAATATAACAAGTGGTTGAAAGCTCCACAGACTTTAGCAGCGTTTATGACTAAGCGAATGAATATCAGACAAACTAAGGAATCAATGCCAGTAGCTTCTTGGGAAGATATCAAAGCTACTAACAAAGAATTGATTAATCTAAAAGGTTGGTCATGTACTTGTGGTATCGACTTTTCAAAAACAAATGACTGGATGGCAGTGGATCTACATTTTAAACAAGATGAAATTCGTTATGATATCAATCATGCATGGGTATGTATGCAATCAACAGAATTGTGGAGATTGAAATGCCCTTATAAAGAATGGGCAAATGAAGGTTATGTTACGTTAGTTGATGAACCGGAGATATCACCTAAGTTGGTATCTGAATATCTTAGTCAAATGATGAATGATTATGTCATTGAAGGTGTTGCAATGGATAGTTACAGATTTGAGATATTGAAAGATGAGTTGAATAAGCTTGGGTTTAGTTATGAAAACAAGAATATTAAGCTTGTTAGAAACTCCGACATCATGAAGATTGTGCCTATCATCGTTAGATGCTTCTTGAATCATTTCTTTATATGGGGTGAACAACCTTGCTTAAGGTGGGCTACTAACAACTCAAAATTAGTTCCTGCTAAGAAGTCAATGATGGCAGTTGATGGTGAATTGGATATGGGTAACTATTTGATTGGAAAAATCGAGCCAAAAGCAAGAAAGACAGATCCTTTCATGGCATTGGTTGCAAGTATGACAATTGAAGATATGTTGCCTCAAGCAATCGGTAGTATTCCTTTTGATATTGGAGTACTTACTTTTTAAATAAAAGGAAGGAGTGAAAACATGGGATTTTTGAAAAAAATATTTGGATTCGGTAAAGATTTCGCAGATGAAAAAGATATGTGGATTAAATCTGCAACAATTACGACAGAACAAGAACAGTTAGCATCTTTGACCGCTCGTCAATTGGCCTTTGAAATTTGTGTACAACGAATTGCAAAAGCGATCTCAAAATGTGAGTTCAGAACATACGAAAAGAAAAAAGAAAAGAAGAATAGCTTTTATTATTTATTGAATGTTAAACCGAATTACAATCAATCGAGTACAGAGTTTTGGAATGAATTTATCCATAAACTTTATTATGATGATGAAGTATTAGTTGTACAAAGAGCGGATAAATTGTTTATTGCAGATTCGTTTACTGTTGACGATAAAATCGTATTTGGTGAGCACGTGTTTAAAGATATTCATATCGGTGATATCACGTTGAATAGTGATTACAAACAATCAAAAGTTATGCATTTTAAGTTAGGCAATGAGAAGATAAAGGAATATTTAGATGGTACTTTAGCATTGCAAACTTCTTTGATTCAAACCGCATTGAGTTCATATAAACGTGCAAATGGATTTAAGATGAAAGCTCACATCGGCCGTATGCAAGCCAATAAAGATTTGGAAGATAAGATTAATGATTTATTAAACAATCAAGTTAAAACTTTCATGAAAGCAGATAACGCATTGTTACCTGAATACGAAGGATTAACTTTTGATGAGTTTGGAAAAGAAAAGAAAAATATAGTAACTACTCGAGATATTAAGGCCTTATTAGATGATACTTTAGAGCTCACTTGTAAGGCTTTTTTAATTCCAGTGAACATTTGTAATGGAGATGTAGCAGATACATCGAAAGCGGTGGATGACTTCTTAGCATTTTGTTTAGATTCAATTGTGAAATTGATTCAAGATGAAATCAACGGAAAGCATTACACAGAAGATGAGTACCTACGAGGTACTTATATGAAAATCAACACTCAAGCAATCAAACATATTGATGCTTTAGATATGGCTAACTCAGTCGATAAATTAATTAGTAGTGGTGTTTATTCAATCAATAACATCTTGCGTATTTTGGGTGAAGAAGAAATTGATGAAGAATGGGCGAACGAGCATTACATCACTAAGAATTACAGTGGTATCGACTCAACCAGTCAATCAATGAGTGAGAAAGGAGGAAAAACAAATGCCGAAGATGAAGGTAATGCAAATGCGAATGCAAGTTAATGAAGCTAAGCCAAATGAAGCAGACCTTGAATTGTACGATGAAATTGGTGAGTCTACAGACTGGTGGACTGGAAAGACATCAGGCATCAGTGCCGAATCAATCACTCAGTTTTTAAAGGAAAATCAAGATGTAGATACAGTTAATTTACATATTAATTCAAATGGTGGATTAGTATTTGAAGGAATCACAATTCACAATGTTTTGAAAGGCTCTGGCAAAACTGTAAATGTAATCATTGATGGTTTAGCTGCATCAATTGCGAGTGTAATTGCGATGTGTGGTGATACTGTAAAAATGTATCCAACATCACAAATGATGATTCACAATTGTTGGACATATGGATGTGGTAATGCTAATGATTTTAGAAAGCTAGCCGACCAAATGGACAAGATTATGGACTCATCAAGAATCGCATACCTAAGTAAAGCTAAAGATAAGCTTACAGAAGAAAAGCTTAATGAACTGTTAGATAATGAAAGTTATTTAACCGCTCAAGAATGCTTTGACCTAGGATTATGCGATGAAATTATCGGTGTTGACACTTCTAAAAAAGAAGGTGTTAAAGCCGATGAAAAAAAGGCACAAAATGTTGAAGGACCTTTAGAAAAATCACCAACTATTGAACCTTTAAATAAGGGAAATGGTTGGTTTTTTTAATGCAAAAAATTAGGAGGAAAAATTAATGAAAACTAAAGAAGAATTATTAGAAACTTTAAGACAAGCTATTGATGATAAAAGTTCAGATGGCTTGTTTGATGCATTAAGCAATTTAATTGAGAATCAAACTGATTCAAAAGCAGAGCAGATTTTACAAGAAGCATTACGAGTTGACGATTCAAATATTTTAAAAGCACGTGGAGCTCGTCAATTAACATCTGCAGAAAAAGCATTCTATAACAAAATTATTGATGCAATGCGCTCTGACAATTTTCGTCAAACAATTGACAACATTGATACTGTATTACCTGAAACAGTTATCGAAGATATTTTCTCAGAAATTGAAAATGAACATCCATTGTTATCTAAATTAGATATTCAAGTAGCATCTGCAAAAGTTAAATTGTTATTCGGTGTTGCAGGTGACAATAAAGCAACATGGGGTAAATTAACTGATAAGATTGTTACTGAAATCTCAGGATCATTTGAAGAAATGGATATTTACCAATTAAAGGTAAGTGCTTATGTACCTATTCCTGAATCAATGTTAGATTTAGGACCAGTTTATTTAGACAGATTTGTTCGTACATTGTTATATGATGCATTATCAAACGGTATTGAAGATGCATCATTGAACAACTTGGAATCTGATAAAGGTCCTATCGGTATGATGGCTGATTTATCAAAAGGTACAACTAATAGTGGAAAGACTACTTACACTGCTAAGACTGCTAAAAAAGTAGTTAATTGGACACCAAAAGGATTAGCTGATGTAATCAAAGCTATGGCTAAAGGCCGTAACGGAAAAGCTCGTAAGGTTACAGGTTTATTTATGGTAGTTAGTCCTGATGATTACTATGGATTAGTTAAACCTGCAATTTGTATTCAAACACCATCTGGTGACTGGGTAGAAAAATCACCATATCCAATTGACATCATCCAATCAGTATATTGTCCAACTGGTAAAGCTATCATGGGTATTGATAAGAAATATATGATGGGTATCGGTACTGCTCAAGCAGGTAAACTAGAAACATCTGATGAGTTCGCATTCTTGGACGATAACAGAACATACAAGATTAAGTTGTACGGTAATGGTCAACCAAAGGATAACAACGCATTCCAAGTATTAGATATTACTGGATTAAAAGAGTTAGCTTTCAAAGTTGATTCAACTACTACAGTAGAAGGTCAAGTAAATACAAAAGCAGCTGCTTAATCCATAAAAGAAAGGTGGCATCTAAATGGATGAATATTTATTAGGCTTAATCAAGACTGATCTAGGCTACAAGTGGTGCGACGATGCCACAAACGAAAAACTAAAACATTTAATCGCAGAGGGATTAGCTTATCTGAAGAAGTATAGTCCTTCTGCAGATTTTCAAAGTGATGAATTTTCTAGAAGTTTATTAAAGAATTACGTGCTATATGCTTTATCAAATGCAACTGATGATTTTAAAGTTAATTACAAAGATGAGATTATTCTCTTTAGTGATTTAGGAAGGGCAAGCGATGTTAGTTAAGAAGCGGTCACAAGGTAATACGACTTTTAATGATGGCATCTTGAAATCTGTATCAATTCGTAATGGTGGTATCTTGAAAGATTTATCGAGTTACATTCCATTTGGACAAAAGACAGTAGGATACAATCGTTTTTATAGAGCTTATAACAACGATATTAAAATATCGAAAGTTGTGGTTGTTCCTTTTGAATCAGGATTACAAGATGCAGATTATGTTGAGTGTGGCTTTTTTAGAGAGCCTAATCAACCGAGCATTTATAAGGTAGTTCAATGCCAAGAGTTACTTGATTCTAAACCTATGTGCCTTCAGTTATCTTTAGAAAAAGTCAAAACAAAGTTTGATGATAGGAGATTGAATGAGAGTACAAATTGAAGGATTGGCAGAGATGAAAAAAGCCTTAACGAAAAAGAAAGTCGCAGTTGAAAAGGTAGCCTCGGCAGTAACCAAAGCAGGAGAAAAGGCCGAACAAGTAGCAAAGGATTTAGTTCCTAAAGATAGTGGAGCATTACATGATAGTATCCAACACAAATACGTAAGTGGCGGTAAAACGGTCATTATTGATGCACCTGCTAAAAATTCTAAAGGTGTTGAATATGCTCAGTATGTCGAGTTCGGTACTAAAAAGCATGGACCTTCTCAAAAGTTTATGCGACCTGCACAAGATGAAGGAAAAAAAGTGCTAATTGAAGAATGTAAAAAGTTGGTGGAGACAAAATGATAAGTGAATCAATTTATGAATTATTAGGACAAGAACTTGATAAAAAATATGACACATATTATTTAGATCAAGCGGAAGATGATGCAGATTGTCCATATATTCAGATGTATTCGATTTATGACAATCCAAGCCAATTTAAAGATTGTGAGAATGGATATTTTAATTTAGATGTTCATGTATGGCACTATCGCATGGATAAACGAAAAGAAGTAGCGAATATTATGGACGATATTTTACGTATAGCAAAGCAACTAAAAATCGAGAATCATTCGGTAATGTGCTTATGTGATGGAAGAAGAATATTAGTCGACAATTCCACAAGTACAACGTACTTGCATGGAGTAATCACTTTGAAATTTAAATACATTTAATTAAGGAGGATATAAAATATGAAAAGTGTACATGGCAGCAAGATTATTTATATGTATCGACCATTGAATGAAGAGGCTAAAAAAAGTGCAGCGTTACGTTTAGCTTTTGTAAAAGAAAATGGTAAGACTGTATCAACTGATGCAGATACAACACAGACTAAAGATGGTATATTGCGTTCACCTAGCCAAGCAGAAATTGAAATCACTTCTACATCTGTATTAGCTAGTGATGATAAAATGATCGAAGCGCTTGAAAAAGCACAGTTAAACAACGAAAAAGTCGAAGTATGGGAAATCAATTTAGCTAAACCAGGATCTTCTAGCGGTAAATATAAAGGAACATATTACCAAGCTTATGTTACTGAAATTGAAAAGAGCTCACCTTCAGATGATTGGACAGAAATGTCATTAACGTTCGGAATCGAAGGAAAAGGGGCTGAAGGCGATGTAACCGTTCCTACTGAAATGCTAGATGAAGCGTTGTATACATTCACTGATACAACTGCTCAATCAGAATAGTTTTCTAAAACTATAGGGAGATTTAATTCTCCCTTTTTTATTTATGCGCATAAACAAAAACGAAAAGAGACAAAAAAGGAGACTTAACTTATGAATATGCAATTAGAAATTAACGGAACAACATATGAATTTAGATTTGGTATTGGGTTCATGAAAGAGATTCAATCTCGATATAAAGAAATGGCTTCAATTTCAGTAGCAATTCCAAGCGGATTTAAATACGTAGTAGCTAGTATGCTAGATGGTCACATCGAAGATTTGTTTGATATTTTATACACTTCAAATAAAACAGAAAAACCACGCATTACTGAAAAGGCCTTAATGGAATATCTAGAAGATGAATCAACTGATATTGAATCATTGATTGAACAAGTAAAGACTTTTTTATTACAAGCCAATGCATCGAAGAACTTAATGAATCAGATTATGAACGCATTGGCAGAGGAACAGACGGAAACGACGGCGACAAAAGCAAAGACGAAAAAGAAATAGACTACATCACAGAGATTTATGATGATGTAGCTTTTTTTTGCTTTAAAAATTTGAAGTTTACATCGTTTGAGCAAGTTGATCGTGTGACTTTGGCCGAATATAAATTGATGCTTAAAACTAATTTAGGCAGAGAAGAAGAAGTTGAATATGACCGGCATTGGAGAGCCTTTTTACAAATGGCAGTCCAATCGACTGTTGGCAAAGGAAAATCACAACGTATGCGTTATTCAAAATTTGAAAAGTTCTATAACAGAAAAAAAGCAAAAAAAGAATTGGATAAGATTTTAAATCCAAAAAGCGAAAGCAAAACAGAAGAAGAGTCTCGTGTTGAAAAAATTATTGAATATAAAAAAAGAAAGCGAGGCGATGAATAATGGCAAGTGGTGAAAACTATAAGGTTAATGTCACCTTGAGTGCTAATGATAAGAACCTATCGAAAACATTATCAAGCGTGACAAAGCAAAGTGATTCATTCCTTAGCAAGCTTAAAAACAGTGCGGTATTCGGCGCATTTGCTAGTGTAGGTGCTAGTGCGATGCATACAGTCACAAGTGCGATTAGTGGAACTATATCAGAACTTTCTGCATCCAATGTTGCATGGAAAACGTTTGAAGGCAATATGCAGATGTTAGGTCAGTCGAGTAGCGAAATCAATAAAACAAAGAAAGCGTTACAACAATATGCTACACAGACTATTTACTCTGCATCTGATATGTCTCAGACTTATTCACAATTTGCTGCAGTCGGAACTAAGAACTGTTTGCAATTGGTTAAAGGTTTCGGTGGATTAGCATCGGCTGCGGAAAATCCAAAACAAGCGATGAAGACTTTGTCACAACAAGGTACGCAAATGGCCGCAAAGCCAATGGTGGCATGGCAAGATTTTAAGTTGATGTTAGAACAAACTCCTGCAGGTATTGCAGCAGTTGCTCGTGAAATGGGTATGAGCACTTCTGAGTTGGTTAGCGCAGTCCAAAGTGGAACTGTTAAGACTGAAGATTTTTTTAATGCGGTTGAAAAAGCAGGTAACAGTAAAGCGTTCACTAAGATGGCTACAGAGTATAAATCTGTTAGTCAAGCTATGGATGGTTTGCAAGAGACTTTAGCAAATAAATTAATGCCTGCATATGACAAACTCAGTCAGATAGGAATAAAAGCGTTAAGTGCAATCATTGATGGTTTAGATGGATTCGATGCGAATATATTAACGAATGGAATCGATAAAGTTATCGATACATTCAAAAGATTTGGTAAAGCATTTGAAAACACAGGCGCAATTAAAGCATTTAAACAAGCACTAAGTGATGTCGGTGGTGCGATCAAAAACGTGATGAGCCAATTCAAAGATACAGGATTGATTGAAAAGTTTGGTCAAGCATTTGGTCAAGTTGTCAAATTTGTATCACAAGCTATAAGTGCAGTAAGTAAATTTATTGGTAAATTAAATGGTGCTCAATTAAGTGGTATCGTAGGTTCAGTATTAGGAGTTGTAGGTGGATTTAAGGCTTTTAATTTTTTGAAGAGTTTTAATCCTTTTGGTATTTTCAAGAAAAATGCAGAAGAAGGGGTCGAAGGAGTAGCTAAGGCTACGAGAACACATAGTTCAAGTGCTATGCGAACTTTAAAAGATTTGTCAGTTTCGTATAAGAACTTTGGAAAAGGTACTAGCGATAGATTAAAAGGATTAGGCTCACTTTTTAAACAAACCTTTCAAGGCTTGGGGGATTTGTTAAAAAAAGCTAATCCCGTAAATATCTTGGCCTTAGGTGGAGCATTGTTCATGGTGGCCGCCGGTATTGCTTTAATCGGCGAAAGCGGTAATGGTTTAAGTTCAATTGCAGAATCACTTGGAAAAGCATTTAGTGAAGTTATTGCGACTACAATTGATGCAGTAACTCAAGCATTAATTGCATTAGCTCCAGTATTGCCAACAATTTGTGATGCATTTGCTCAATTAAGTCCATTAGTTGAGGCCTTTGGTGATGCATTTGGTACTGTAATCGAATCAGTAGGTAATGCAATTGCAAATATTGTAAATGCAATCGGTCCAGTTATCGAAAGTGTAGTTCAAATCATAGCCAATGCGATTGTACAGATTGTACAAGCTATTGCTCCATTTGCACCTGCGATTGCAGATATGGTACAAGCTATATCTGATGCAATTCAATCAATTTGTGATGCATTCATTGCATTGGTTCAGAATATCCAACCAATCGTTGAATCGGTCAAAGACTTAGTTCAACAGTTAGGTGATTCAATATCACAAGTATTTGAGTCGGCATCTGATGTGATCACATCGTTCGGTGATGCAGTAAGTGGCATTTTAGATTCACTAGCAGGTGTGATTGATTCGATTGGTCAATCGGCATTGAATGCAGGTAAAGGATTTAAAGAATTAGCAAAAGGAATACAAATCATTACAGGTCTGAATTTACTTGATATGGCCGCATCATTAGGAGCAGTCGCAACAGGTGTAGGTGCGATAGCTACTGCATCAAGTGGTATTGGTGATGCAGGTACTCAAATCATGAATTTAGCAATCGGATTAGGATTGCTGGTTGGATATACAGATAGCCTAAGTGGATTAGCTAGTGTAATGCCGAGTGTTATTAGTTCGTTTAGTGGTATCGAGTCTATAAGTGGACCTTTAGCAAGCGCTAGTGGTGCGATGGTTCAATTTGCATCTAGCGTAAGTGGATTAGTTGGTTCAACAACTGTAGCAAGTTCTGCGTTAATTGCATTAGGGGTTGCTTTAACACAGATTGCAATTCAAGGTGGGCAAGCAGGTACACAGTTAGGTACTAAATTTAAGACTGGATTACAGAGCGGATTAACTCAATCAGTGAGCGTTGCTCGTTCAATGTCTAGAAGTATTACAAGCGCATTAAAATCGGCTTCCAGTGGTGCTTATACTGTTGGTCAAATGATTGGTAATGGTTTGGCTAATGGTATGGCTAGCACATTAGGAAGAGTAAGTGCAATTGCTACACGATTGGCACAAGAGGCAGAAAAAGCTACTCGTGCAGCGGCTAAAGTTCATTCTCCTTCAAGAGTGTTCATGGCTATCGGTAATTATATCGGTGAAGGTTTTGCAATTGGTATTGAACAAACTGCACGAATGGTTCGAAAGGCTACTGAATCAATCGTAAGTATTCCTAATGCTCAATCATTTGATGGCTATGGATTTAGAATGGACGGAGTAAGTAATGTTAATTCAACGACTTATGATTTTAATTCAAATCAAAGCTTTACATTTAATTCAACATTGACTTTGGATGGCCGAACTTTAGCTAAGGCATCCAATAGATACACAGAAGAAGAATTAAATAAGAGTGCTAAATTCAAAGATAGATTGGCAGGTGTTGTTTAATGCTATATGGATTTAGAGATACAACAGATACAAGTGGCGTGCTAGGTAGTAATTTACCTAGCGAAGCCATGAATTTTAACGGAAAGTTTTTAGAAAATGAAATAAATGGATATCGAACTTTGACAGTAAGTGGTAGAGAGTTAATTGGTTCTGAATTTAAAGCTAAAGAAATTGAAGGCCTTGATGGTACGATTTGGAAAGAAAAATACTTAAAACCACGCACGATCACAGTGAAATATCAGATAAATGCATCTAGTAACAAAGAATTTAGAGATGCATATAACAAGATGAATTTATTGCTTAGTGGAGAACAAGCTAAGATTTATTTCAATGATGAAACTGATAAATATTTCATTGGAACTAAAACTTCAAACGATGAAGTTGATGGTGGTACGAATTATGTGATTGGTGAGATTGAGATTTATTGCTCAGACCCTAGGAAATATTCATCCACAGAAAAAGAATTTACCGCTACTGATGGAGTATTGAACATTGTCAATGAAGGAACTGTACCTGTAAGTATTGATTATGATGTTCAGACAACATCTGAAACCGGATATATTGGTATCGTATCAACTGAAGGAGTAATGCAGTATGGAAAAATTGAAGAACTTGATTCAGAATCATATCAACAGAGTGAACATTTAGTTAATATCAACAACTTTTACAATTGTGCAGATGACACTGGTGGAACGGATGTAATGCATCCACAATTTGGTGCTAATGGAACTTGTGCAAAAAAAAGTTGGTTTGGTCAAAACTTTCTAGGTTTTGGAACGGTTGGAGCAAAAAAAGGAAATGCTAGTGGTGGATTAAGAACATTGGTAATACCTGCAGATTCAAATGGAGATTCAAGTGGATCTCAGAACTTCTATTGTTATTTTCATTTGATATTCTATGCGAGTTTGATGGGTCAAACTGGTGAAATGTGTATCAACTTCTTAACAGCAGATAATAAATTGATTTGCGGTTGTAACTGGTACAAGACAGATACAGTAGGTAATACAGGACATTATGAGTTTTGGGCGAATGGTAAAATGCTAAGAGAGTTCTCATACACTACTTCACATTTACACACGCAAAATCCATGGTATTGGGACTGGGGTCATTGCGATATTCTAAAAGAGGGAGGAAACATTCGCTTCTTCTACTGGGGAGGATATCACGACTACTACATTCCAGAGATTGTAAACATGAAGTGCACCAAGATTCAGGTTGCATTTAAACAATGGGGTGATAGAGGTGGAAACCAATTGATGGGCATGATGGGGTTTGATGTAATAAACTTCACAAAGAACAATGTTTCGAAATGGAGAGATATACCAAACAGATATCCAAGTGGAACTAAAATCACGATTGACGGAAAATCATCTCACGTTTATGTAAACGGAATGTCTAGACCTCAAGATGAGGTTTTAGGAACTAAGTATTTTAAAGCACCAGTCGGTACTACAGAGATAAAGACTACGTGCTCTAGTTGGTCAAAATCGAAGCCGACAGTGAAAGCTAGAATAAGGGAGGCATGGTTATAATGGAACAAATAAGAATAGCAATATTAACTCCTTACGATAAGGTTCTAGCTTTTTTAGACAACACAGTACCTAGCGCAATGCATTACTTTGATGAAACATTGCATACATATTTGAAAGGCTCAGCATATACATTTGAATTCACTACATTGACTGCACATGATGATGCAGTCTTTTTAGTTGAAGGAAATAGGCTTAGCTTTACAAGAAAAAACAAAGGCTATTATTTAACAATCATGAATGTTGAAAAAGGTGGTGACACAACAACTGTTACCGCCTACGGTCTTTGCCTTGAATTAACGAATGAATATGTAGATGCTTATAAAGCTCCTAGAGCTATGTCATTTGCAGAATATGTAAATGCGTATGGATTTGAGAAATCGTTCGTAATTGGCAAGAATGAAGTATCAGATAAACGTATCACGCATGAGTGGACTGGTAGCGATACTGTACTAGCTCGATTGTATTCAATTGCAAATGTATTTGATGCAGAATTAGAGTTCGTAACTCAATTGAATGATGATTATTCTTTGAAAAATTTTGTGTTGAATATTTACAGAGCACATTCAGATTCCATTCAAGGAATGGGAAGTGACAAGCGCAGTACGATATTAAGATATCCAAATGATGTGTATGGAATTATTAAAACAAGTGATATTACTGAGCTATACACTGCAATCAGACCTACAGGAACAAATGGATTACAACTTAACTCAATCAGTGGTCGAGTTGTAAATGATTCAAACGGAAATGTTTTGTATAAAGTTAACGGAAACAACATACTAGCACCTCAAGCAAGAGATAGATTCCCTTCAACTTTACTTACGAATAATTCAAATGATATGTACGCAGTGCAAATTTGGTCTTATGAAACTGAAAATGTTGAGACATTATACGGTCAAGCACTAGCTCAATTGAAAAAGAATTGTGTTCCTAAAGTTACATATGATATAGATGCATATATTGATGCGGATATCGGCGATACATTCACAATCGAAGATGCAGAGTATAGTCCTACGTTGTATTTAGAAGCACGAATCACAGAACAAGAGATTTGTTTTACAGATTCAGAGAAATGCAAAACTATTTTTGATAACTTTGAAGAAAAACAATCACAGATTAGTTCGGCTTTGATCAGTGAAATGAACAAGATGATTGAATTGAAGAAGGTTTACGAAGGCTCAATCGTATCTTCAAATGGAGTTCTATTTAAGGCAGATTCAGATTTAACTGAATTGACTGCATTGGTAAAGGATGATGGTGTTGATATTACATCTAAGTATTCGATTATTTGGTATAAAGATGATGAGAGGTTATCAACGAGTCAAACAATCACAGTCAACGCTTCAGACTTCACAGAAAAGGCCGTATATCGATTTAAAGCAATGAGTGGTGAAATACTTAAAGCAAGTGCAGAAGTCACTGTAATGCGACTACAAGATGGTCAGAATGGAACAAGCGCATATGTACATATTGCCTATGCAAACAGTTCAGATGGTCGTGTTGATTTCAGTTTAACAGACTCAAATCGTAAATTTATTGGTCAGTATTCGGATTCAAAACAATATGGTTCTGAGGACCCAACAAAATACCGATGGTCTGTAATTAAAGGTGAAGATGGCCAGTCGTTCATAAGTGCCGAGGAACAGTTCTATTATTCAACATCACAAACCGAATTAGTCGGCGGTGAGTGGTTTGTTGGTAATGTGGTTTATCAAAGTGATAAGTTCCTTTGGAAACGTTGGAAATGTACGTATGCAAATCCAAGTGAAATCAAGTACACGAAAGCTATATTTGACAACACATGGAATGAGATTGACTCAAAGATCGGTGAGATTCATACTCAAGTATCTCAAGCTAACAATCAATCTAAAGAAGCAGTTGATAAAGCAACGCAAGCTCAAACGGCAGCAAGTAAAGCGAATGAATTAGCTAATACCGCTAACACTCAATCTAGTGAAGCTAAGCAACTAGCACAAGAAGCAAATACTAGTACTGGTAAAGCTCAACAACAGATTGATGCAATTAAAGGTGATATCACTGATTCAAAGCAACAGATTCAAGATGCAGTGGATAAAGCCAACGCAAACGCAAGTGAAATTGCTACTGTTAAAGAAACATACGCTACAAAGGTTGACTTAACTACTGAATCAAAAACGATTCATGCAGATGTTTCAACTGAGATTGAAAAGAAAGTCGGTGAGTTATCGGCAACAGTTTCTCAAACTTATGCTTCTAAGAGTGATTTAACAAGCATTGAAGGTAGCTTAAATACCAAGATTAAACAAAATGCCGATTCGATTACAACTCAAGCAAGTTCAATCGAAAAGCTACAATCAGATACAACGCAAGCTCAGTTAGATATCGCTGATGCAACAAAGAAAGCAACTCAAGCTCAAGCGACTGCAAATCAAGCAGTTACAAATGCTCAGAGTGCTCAAACTTTAGCGGATGAAGCTAAACAAAAGGCAGACAGTGCTCAATTGAATTTAGACAATGCTAACAAGGAGTTAGCGGATGCAAAAGCTAATCTAGAATCAGTGACTGGTAGAGTTGATGCGACTGAGAGTGAAATCACAAAAGCTCAAACTCGTTTAACAAACGCAGAAACCGCAGTACAGAAAGCTCAGTCTGATGCAACTAAGGCTCAAGATAATGCACAAACGGCAATCAACAATGCTAAGGAAGCTCAAGGAGTTGCAGATGCAGCTAAAGCTAATGCAGATAAAGCTCAGAAAGATTTGGCAGATTTAACGAATAAAGTAACTTCAAATACAACGGCAATTGAACAAAATGCAAAAGCTATTAAATTACAAGCTACTAAGATTACTGAGACTAGTAATAAAGTCGATGGTGTAAAAGAAGATCTTGCCAACAACTATTATTCTAAAACTGAAACTGATGCTCAGATTAAAGTAGCAACTGATGGAATTAAGCTTAGTGTATCAGAAACCTACATTACTAAAACTGAAGGTGAAAGTATTACTAATGCTGCTAACAATGCCTTAAATAATTCAACGCAAGCGAAAAAAGATGCAGAGAGTGCATTGAATAAAGCTCAAGATATTGTAGATAAAGTTAACAGTGGTGAACTTGATGGTGAAGACGCAGTTATGCTCTGCATTGAATCTACAAATGGCACAACTTTCAAGAACAGTGATGTTGCGACGATATTTATCGTTAAGATATACGTTGGAAGCACCACGATAGACAATTCGACTAAATTAAAAGAAGTGTTTGGGAAGGATGCATACTTACAATGGCTGATTAAAAGACATGGCGAAGAAGAATTTACGAATATTCCATTAGATGATTCACGATTAAATGACAATGGATTCATGTTCACACTTAACGCAAAAGATATAAGTTTTAAAGCAGTATTTAACTGTGAATTAAATATTTAGGAGGATTTCAAAATGGCAATCAAGGCAGTCAATCAGATTGACGTAATCGACTTAACGGATGGATATTCCGTTGTTTTAACAAATGATAATTATACATTCTTAGGCACTACTAGTGCTGTAAATGGTACACAGACAACTACTACACAGGTGATGGCATTATGTGGTAGTGAACAGGTTCCATGTACGGTAGGAACTATTACATGCCCTACAGGAATTTCAGCAGTTTCTGATGGTAAGACACCAATGCCAACAATTACTATCACTGCAACATCTGCATTAACTAAGAGTGGTACTATCACTATCCCTATCGTTGTAAATGGTGATATCACTATTAACAAAACTTTTAGTTACTCAATTGCATTTAAAGGGCAGACAGGACAAAATGGTACAAGTGTAACTGTAAGGTCAACATCTGTAACATACCAGGTCGGTGCAAGTGGTACTACTAAGCCAACTGGAGAATGGAAAACTGAAGTACCTAGTGTACCGAATGGGCAGTTCTTATGGACAAAGACGGTAGTAAATTATTCAGACGGCAAATCAACAGAAGCCTACTCAGTTTCTTATAAAGGTACAAATGGTACGAACGGTTCAAACGGTACAAGTGTTACTGTAAGTTCAACTTCTGTAACATATCAAGCAGGCACAAGTGGAACTACTCCTCCGACAGGAACTTGGAGTCCTACGGTTCCTAATGTGGCAAATGGTCAATATCTATGGACAAAGACAGTAGTGAATTACTCAGATGGAAAGTCTACTGAATCATATTCTGTATCTTACAAAGGCACAAATGGAATCAATGGAACAAACGGTAAGGATGCTATCACAATGGCAATCACTTCAAGCGGTGGAACAATCTTCAAAAACACTGCCATTGCTACAACTTTAACTGCTCACGTTTATAAAGGTGGAGTTGAAGTGACTGGCTCTGCTTTATCTAGTTTAGGAACTATTAAGTGGTATAAAGATGGAGGAACTACTGCAGTAGCGACAGGTACGACTTATACAATCGGTGCTGGTGACATTTCGAACAAAGCTACATTTAGTGCTCAATTGGAGGGATAGATATGACAATTAAAGCAACGGCTTTAATTACATTAACTAGAGTAAATGATGGTAAAGGTATTAAGTCTACATCAGTAACTTATCAAATATGGTCAAATGGTACTTCAACTCCGACTGGCACATGGTCATCTACTCCTCCAAAAACTACTGCTGATAAACCATACTTATGGACAAGGACAGTAATTACTTATAGCGATAACACTCAGAGTACTTCGTATTCTGTTGGAAGTACTCCTGAAGGGATTCAAGTTGGTGGTAGGAATTTGATTGATAGGTCTGATAATCTGAAGAATTGGGAATGGAGATCACAACGAGGTGATCAATACACAATTGATTATGCGGATGACTATGCAACGATAAATGTTACTACCCCTGGCACTGGGTGGCAGTATACATCTTATAAACTGAACACTAGAGCTGTATTAGCAAGATTAAAACCAAATACTGATTATACACTGTCTTTTAAATGCGAAGGGGAAATCAATGGATGTAATGTAGATATCAGAGATAATGATTCACATAACATTATTACTAAGACTGCAGTAATAAAAGTCACTAATGGTATTGCGTCAGCCATACTTCACACATACGATTCCATTAAATCGAGCAATCAACTTATATATATTAGCGGACTTAATAAAAAAGGAATGTTCAAATTAGGTCGTCCAAAACTCGAACTCGGTAACAAAGCCACAGACTGGACTCCAGCGCCTGAAGATGTAGATGAAGCAATAAATACAGAACGCACTGAGCGACAGTCTGCTATTGAGACTAAAGCAAATGAAATTACTTCAAAAGTTAGTGAAACTTATGTATCAAATTCGGCATTTGAGCATTATCAAAATACTGTATCAACTCAGTTCACTCAAACAAAGAAGGACTTTACATGGTCAATCAATCAATCAGTAACTGATGCTAAGAATGAGATGAGCGGTCAAATTGACAGTGTAAATGGAAGATTAGATGGTTTGAAACAAACCACAGACAACGTAAACAGTTATATGTCGTTTGATAATGACGCATTAACTTTAGGTAAATCAGACAGTGCATTTAAAACTAAGATTACAAACCAAGAATGGTCGATTCAAAAGAATGGTGCAAAGGTAACATACATAAATGACCAAACAATGTACATTACAGATGGTCAATTTACGCAGTCTTTAAAAGTAGGTGCATTTGGATTTGTGCCAAGAGCAAATGGCTCTTTAGACTTTAAGAAAGTAGGGTGATTGAATGGCAGAATTTAGTGGCGGAATACAAATTGGTAGTGGCCAGTGGGATAAGTATTCGTTAATATTACGAATCAATGAAATATCTTATTCTATTGAAAACAACACATCACGGGTGTATTGGTGGGTTGGTATTCGTTCAAATACACAGTACCATAATCACCAAGGATTGAGCGAACACTATAAAGTGGTAGTGAATGGTTCAACAGTACACGATGCTAGCCATACAGTTTCGTGTGGTAGTGGCCAAACTGTTGGAATCGCAGATGGATATACAACAGTATCGCACAATGCAGATGGTTCCAAATCAATTAGCGTAAGTGCATCATTTAGTTGTGACAATACAAGTTATTACGCACCTCGAACTGGTTCTTGTAGTGGTTCGTTGACATTAACAACCATTCCAAGAGCATCAAGTATATCTATTGATAGTCCTAGTATTGAATGTGGTAACACTATTAATATTAACGGTTCGAGTGCTTCAAAGAACTTTACGCATAAAATCTACGCAACATGGAATGGTAAAACAAGTGAATTAGTAACGATAGCTAGTGGTACAACAACCCCTAGCTTTTCTTATACCATTCCTACGGCATGGGAAAAGGACTTACCTAACTCAACAAGTGGCATCGCAACGTTTACTTTAGAAACATTCAGTGGGTCAAATTCCGTTGGTTCTAAGTCGGTAAATGCAACTATCAAAGTCAGAAGCGGTGTAGTTCCTAGTATTGGAACAGTCTCGATATCTGATACAAATTCAATTTGCACAGGAATAGGACAATATGTTCAAAGCCAATCAAGATTAAAGTTCTCAATCGCTACAAGTGGTGCGCAAGGTTCAACTGTTACATCTGTATCAACAAAATTTGAAGGGCAAACATACAATAGTAGTTCTTTTACAACTGGCACTGTACAAGGTAGTGGCACATTATCGTACGTAATCACTGTTACAGACTCACGTGGTCGAACTGCATCTAAGAGCGGTTCAGTTACTGTGTCGGCATATAGTTCACCTACATTAACGAATGTGACTGCAAAACGTGCTAACTCAAGTTATGTAGTAGATGAAGCAAGTGGAACATATGCGTTATTACATTTCAAAGTAGGATTTACTAGTTTAACTGGAAATAATGCGACATCATTCTACATCCAATATCGAGCTAGCGGTGCTAGTTCATGGACGAAAATAAATTCATGGGATAACAACTATACTCTTGAGCAAGATTACAAAGCAGGTAATTTATTTACATCCGCAACAAGTTCTTATGAAGTAGCCTTCGGTGTTAAGGATTCATTTATGAGTGATTATTCTTGGAAAGTTGTTACAGTTACGCCTACTTACACGTTGATTAACTTCGGTAAAGATGGTAAATCACTTACTTTCTTTGGCCAAGATGGTAACAGTGCGAATACTTTAACAATCAATGGTGATCTAGCAATTAATTCGGTAAAAGAAAACACATCTTCAACTAAGCTATTAGTTGCTAATGGCAGTACTGTTATGTATCGTGATTGGAATAAATTGGTAAACTCAATCAAGAGTGCAATGTACCCAGTAGGTTCGGTTTATATCACATACAATAATGTCAATCCTGGCACATTCCTAGGTGGAACTTGGGAACGTTTTGGACAAGGTAGAACTTTGGTCGGTGAAGGTACAGGAAATGACGGTAGTACAAGTATGTCCTTTACTGCTAATAGCACTGGAGGCAGTTATAAACATAACCATATTTATGGAATAAAAGTAAATGAGTATTATAGTGTTACATCAAATTTAAGAGTCCGTAAATCAGATGGCTCATGGCAAGGTGGTATAAGAGATGGAACAGGACATGCATATTTTAATAACTGTAGCCAAGCAGGCAATAAAGAATTAAATACAGATACATATAAAATCGAATCAAACACTTCAAATTCAGGTACTATACAACCGTATATAGTTGTTTTCTTTTGGAGAAGAACTGCTTAATTTATGCAATCCTTTTCCATCTTTACGGCCGTTTTCAAGCTTTTGAAGAATCATTTCCTGGAGAATATCATTGTTCAGTTCCTCAATTTGATAACTGCCAAGTGATGGCAGTATGTGATTGTGGATCACATTACAATAATTTGTGTAAGTGCTGTATTTTAGATAGATTTTCTTTTCCTTTAACCAGGATGTTAATTTGTCAGAATATAGCATTTTTGTTTACCTCGCTTTTTTTATATTAATAGGAGGATTTTATATGACTAAAGTTCATGAAATCAATTTAAATACAAAGTTATGGAATTTCTTTACGGAACATGACTTTATTATTCTTGATTTGACAGATAAACAAATCAATGAACAAGATTACGTGTTATTCAAACAAGTGTCTTTAGATGAAGGAAAAGAAACTGATACAGGTTTGTTTAGAATGACACAAATTCGTAGCATCACAACTAACGATGGTTTCAAAGATGGTTATGTGATGTTGAACGTAACTAAATTATAGATATTGCGGAGTCTAGAAATAGGCTCGTTTTTAATAAGTCTAATAGGAGGATCAATATGAATTTAGATTTTACACAAGTTACAAATTATTTTGTTTTAGTTGTTTTGGTAGCGTGCTTAGTTGTCGGATATATTTTAAAAACATCATTTACAAGTTTTCCTAATAAATATATTCCAACAGTGCTTGCTTTAATTGGAATGACATTAAATCTAGCGGTATCAGGTCTTTCGATTGAAAGTGCCGTATATGGAGCGGTTATGGGATTGGCATCTACCGGACTGCATCAGGCATTTACACGTTTCATTGAAGGCCAAACAGAAGAAAAATAAAGTAGGTGGTTTGTATGAATTTTACGATTACAAGCCAGCAGATTGTATGGATTTGTGGCTTCATAGCATCCGTTTGGGGAGTTGTGAAGATTATTAAAGAATTGAAAAAGCCGAGCGATGATTTAAAGGCTACAGTCAAAAGACATGATGAGTTATTACATAAGGATAACGAGCGATTGAACTCATTGGAAAAGATTACGTTGAATCAAGAAGGAATCAACAAAAAGCTAGAAGAACATACTCGCATCCTATCAGATCATGATGACCGGTTGGAAGAGGATAAGAAGCGAGGCGATCTGATGTTAAAGGCGAACATGGCCATCCTCGATGGAATGCTATCAGAAGATGATAAAGAAAGCCTAAAGGCTACACGAAAGGAAATTCAGGACTTTTTAGTCGAAAAAAATTAGGAGGTATAATTCATGGAAGAAAAAGAAGTAAAATTTGAAGAATTATCAGAAGAAGCTCAATCTGAGTTATCAAATGGAAAAGAAGAAGGTGAAGAAGAATGTCATATTCAAGCTTAACAAATAAATATATTCCTGCTAGTGCAGATAACTATATGCGAGGACGTGGTGGCTATAAAGTATGTAAAATCACACCTCATCATATGGCATGTCAGTGGAGTGCCGAAAGATGCGCTCAATCATTCCAAGTAAGTGGAAGAATGGCTAGCGCAAACTATTGTATCGGTTCAGATGGTACGATTGTTGCGAATGTTGATGAAGAAAATCGTGCATGGACATCAAGTAATTACTACAACGATTGCCAAGCTATCACAATTGAAGTTGCAAATGAAACGTGTGCGCCTAATTGGACTATCTCAACTAAAGCATGGAATGCATTGGTAAATTTATGTGTTGATATTTGTAAGAGATACGGATTTAGATTAAATTATACAGGAAATGCGAATGGAAGTTTGACAGAACATAGAATGTTTGCAAGTACAAGTTGCCCAGGTCCTTTCCTACACGATAGAATGCCTCAATTAGCACAAGAAGTAAATGCTAGATTAGATGGTCAAACAGTAGCACCAACGCAACCAAGTACTCCAAGCGCTCCAAGTGGCGAAAAATATTCAGTCGGTACACCTATCTGCACAAATACATTAAGTGTAAATTGCTACGGAACTTCTAAAATCTTAAAAGGAGATTGGAGTGGAACAATCGGACGTGTAATCAAAGGTGCTAAATATCCATATCGTGTTGATCGTAATGGGGTAGCAATTGGATGGACGAATGATGCAGGTATCGATACAGACCCTCATACACCAGTAGGAACGACGCAATCAAGTAGTGAAGCTATCGACCAAATCTTGCACGAAGGAAGCTATGTTACATCTGTGCACATGAAAATCGGCAATCAAGGTTTGAAGAAAATCGGCGATGATTTATGTGCATACCTCTCACAATTAGGCGGTTGGTTTCCAATTCGTATGGTAGACAAAGTGCCAAACTCAGATGGATATAATGACAATGTATTGCATACCACAAATGCAGTAGTCTATGTATCTAGAATCAGAGTCGATGCAGTGAATGTTCAAAAGAATATTGTTAAAATTGGCGGTATTTGGGTTGACCCAACACCATTAACAGAAATTGCATAAATATAATGAAGCCTACGTGTAATGCGTAGGTTCTTTTTTTATGCTATAATTAAATCAGACCATGGTGCACGAGAATTATACGTTAACCGTGTGTGTTTTTTTTAGCTAGCTAAAGAGTAGCTCATGTACTAATGTACAAGGAGCACCTTAAATCGTATGTATCTATGCGGTTTATGCCATTATCTCGTATACCATTTATTAGGTATAAGGAGAAACGAAGCCACTAGGCATTTAGTTGTTTAGTGGCTTTTGCATTTTTATGATATAATATTGCATGAAGGAAAAAGCCAAGTTAGTCAAATGGCTTTCAAAGAAAAACATATTTATTGACGAATATTTATGTTTGTCAGATTTTCTTGCAAAGAACCTAGCTAGAAATAAAAAAAAGCAGATGTTTAAATCGTAAGACTTATGTTTTATTCCACTGATTAGAATGTAGACTAGTAGCATTTTAAAAGTGGTCTTTTTTTATACTCAAAAAGTATGCTCGTAGCATACATGCTACGCATAAGGCCCTAACCATCGGTGATAGATTCTGATAAAAGAAAAAGACCTATTCAATAGGCCTTAATCTAAATCGACTGCATAGTAGTTTCCAAAGCTACACATTTGATAGCATTCACTATCTTCATCGTAATCTTCAAAGTAATATTTTCCATAAAGCTTAACATACTTACCAGTTCCAACTTCAACTTCTGCATATCCGTTTACGATTGGATTGTCACCAAGTTTTTCATGAATTTCTTTTTCATTGTATTGAACTTCAAAATTATCTTCATCAAATGCATCGACATAAATCTCACGTGATGTGTTTAGATCGTCAAATTTTTGCTCAAAATCTTCATATCTTCCAAAGTATCCTTTGAATTTACCAAAATCATCATAATCTTTTAGTTTTTGAATAAATTGATTAAAATAACTTTCGTCTGTACTTAATTTAGTTGTGCTATACATATTATTGTTCTCCATAGCTTTCGCTTTTTCAATTGTTTGATTCATTGCTTCTTTAATTGCATCTGATTGTTTGATTCCTAAAGCTTTACAAGCTTGTTTAAACTCATCCACAAATTCAGATTTGAATCTTGCATTTACTAATGATGTTTTTTCTTTATTGTACTTGTCTTGTGGTCTCATGTTTTTTCTCCTTATTTTGTGATTAATAAATAAATGGCAATTAATAATAAAATTATTAGAATAATGTTTAATACGATACTTAAAATATCTCTTTTCATATTTTTTCACCTATGATAGAATTGAATCAAGAGTTAAGGACTAAGTCCCTAACATCTTGATTATTGATAATATTAGGCAGATGATTTCTAATATTATTCTCACTAAATCCAAGTTTTCCTTTAGCGAGCGAAGCTTGGATTTTTTTGTTTTCCTCTTTGCCACTTCTATCATTTAACTCCTTTCCTTACAACACTATTATACCATACGTATATACGTATGTAAAGAATAAATGCAAAAAATATTTACATACGTATAGATTTTTTGTAAGTTATGTTTAAC